ACGGTCTCTACGATGCACAATACACCTGGCGTCACTGGCACTTTGTGCCACGCGGTGTTCAGGATACAATGATTTCCCACCATACAGCGTTTGTCTCTCTTCCCAAGTCACTGGCATTCCAGGCCTCGATGTACAGCCCACACTACGTATATTGGAAAGATGACGGAAAAACCTGGGAACCAAACCAGCCAGAGGAGAAGCTGTGGGAATACAACTGCGTGGATTGTGTGCGCACCCGCGAAGTGGGGGAGGAAGAACTTCGTATTCTAAAGGAACTCAAGCTGACCGAAGTAGATGCCTTCCAGCAAAAGCTCTTCTGGCCAGTACTGGAAGCGATGAAGATCGGAGTTCGGGTGGATGAATATCGACGAAAGCAGCTTTCACGGGAAATCCAGTCGGAAATTGACTCCCGCAAATCCTGGTTGAAAGAGGTTCTTGGTCAGGAACTTAATCTAGCTTCATCCCCACAAATGCAGGACTTGTTCTATCGTCGCTTGGGACAACCCCCAGTTATGTCAAGACCCAAGCGTGGAGCTGCGATGCATGTTACCTGTGATGACGAAGCTCTCCAAACAATCGCCAAGCGGGAGCCACTGCTCAAACCTATCGTCAATGCTATCGCTGATGTAAGGACACTCCAGGTCTTTATCTCCACCTTTATTCAGGCCGAGGTGGATAGAGACGGCCGGATGCGTAGTTCCTTTAACATTGCTGGAAGCGACAGCGGTAAATCGGCACCATACACGTATCGACTGAGTTCCTCCAAGAATGCGTTTGGAGGTGGCTGTAATTTTCAGAACATTCCGTCAGATAAGTCGAAGTCGGCCGGCAAGGCCATTGCTCGCGGCATGACATTTAAACTACCAAACATGCGCTCCATGTATGTGCCGGACCAGGGCTACACCATGTTCGATATGGACCTGGACAGAGCTGATTTGCAGGTGGTGGTCTGGGAAGCGGAGGATGCTATGCTTAAAGCTGCGCTACGAATGGGAGCCGACATTCACTTGCTCAATGCCTTTTCACTGGAAGGGCGGGAGCCGCCTCCGCTCGAGGAGCTGGCAGAGACACACCCGAAGTATCCTGACCACAGAGGGCCGCGCAAGCACAAGCGAGAATTCGCTAAGGTCTTCTGCCATGCCACCAACTACGGAGGTAGCGCACGCACTATTGCAGCTGCAACAGGGAATACCGTGGTGGAGGTAGATCGAGCCCAACGCATCTGGTTTGGTGCGCATCCTGGGATCAAACGTTGGCAAGACCGCACGTTGGAACAAATTCAGAAATACAGATTCGTGGAGAATCGCTTTGGTTATCGCTGGCATATTTTCGATCGGCTTGATAGAGCCCTTCCACAAGCACTGGCGTGGATTCCGCAAGCGACCGTGGGTATCTACATTAACAAGATCTGGGTGGCTATACATGAAGGTGTGCCAGAAGTACAGGTACTAATCCAGGTACATGATTCCTTGGTGGGACAGTTTCCAACGGCGAAAGCCGAGGAGTGTAAGGCGGGGATTGCTGAGGTCAGCCGCATTATAATTCCGTATGATGATCCGCTCATTATTCCGACCGGAATGAAAACCAGCAATATCAGTTGGGGAGATTGCACATGAAACCAAAGATCTGGCGTGAGGGAAACTGGTGGTTTTGCAGTTATTACCAGCGTTTCCGTGGCGAGCGAAGCAAGGGCAAAACCCCTTACCTAGCCTGGTATAACTGGAAGTACAAGGTGCTCCCCAATGCATCAGCGTAACTTCCCTTCATGGCTGGATGCCTACGTGGATTTTGCCTCACACACTGAAGCGCCCAGATTGATGCACTTCTGGGCTGGTGTGTGGGCATTGGCCGGAGTCCTGCGAAAACGAGTCTGGATGGATCAGGTAGCGTTTCGTTGGGTTCCAAACTTCTTTATAATCTTTGTTGCTCCTCCCGGAGTCGTGTCTAAGAGTACCACGGCCGGCTTCGCGGAGTCCTTTCTCAAGGAAATCCCTGGGATCAAGTTTGGTCCTGATGTAGTAACCTGGCAGTCACTCGTCACTTCTTTCGCCAATGCCTGTGAAACCTACGAGTTCGAAGAAGAGCACTACCCAATGTCCCCGCTCAATCTCTGCTCCAGCGAGTTCGGTAATCTCATTGACTTTCAGAACAAGGAAATGGTTAATCTCTTCATTGATCTGTGGGACGGTCGTAAGTCACTGCGAAAGGATACCAAGGCCAGTGGGTGTGATATCGTAGAGGGGCCCTGGATCAATATGCTTGGTTGTACCACACCGAACTGGATTGCCAGTAACATGCACGCAGGAATTGTTGGTGGAGGTTTCACCGCACGATGTGTGTTTGTTTTTGCAGATACAAAAGAACGCTTTATCGCATACCCAAAATACAATTTTCCAGCTGAACGCGAAGAAACTGTCAGCAAATTGACCCAAGACCTTGAGCACATAGCAGTCACACTTTGTGGCGAATACGAACTTGATCCTGCAGCCAGAGCCTGGGGAGAAGTTTGGTACGAGAAACACTGGAAGATGGTTTCATCCAGTTGGAAAGAAGAGTGGCTCTCTGTATATCTTGCTCGCAAACAAACACACCTGCACAAATTGGCGATGATCCTAGCAGCTTCTCAACGTGATCAGCTTATCTTGACCAAAGCCGACCTGGAATTAGCGGACGTACTTCTCACTGCAACGGAAGCAGGATACCACAAAGTCTTCGCACATGTTGGTAAGACAGAAGAAGCTGTTGAGGTTGATAAGTTGCTGGACTATATCAGATCAATGGGAGATACCTCTTATACACGAGCTTTCAAAATTCTTCACAACGCATTTCCACAGGCGCGCGATCTGGAAGGGGCGATAACCGGGTTGATTCGCGCTGGCTGGGTAAGTCTTGTTCAGCGCCCGGATGACCTATATCTTATTTACAATAAGGAGCATTAAAATGCAGGAATATACGGCAGAAAGTTTTATGGAAGAAGCGGCTCGGTTGCTAGCTGAAAGAGGAAAGGAGTACGATTCCTCTAGGGGTGAGCGAAGCATGGAGAAGACTGTCGCGCTATTCAACCTTCGTACAGGGAAAGATCTAACCGAGGCTGAGGGTTGGATATTCCTCGGATACTTGAAGGACGTGCGGCAAGATTCGGCTGGAGGAACGCATAAAGATTCCGCAGTCGATCGGATCAACTACGCGCTGTTGGAAGCTGAAGCCCGGTTTCGGGAACGCATGAACACATAATGGGGGGATTTTATGGACACAGAACAGGCCCCATTTACCCGAGAACTGTTCCTACTCCTCGGGCTCATCAATCCACCAAAGGTACGTAACGCCGTGTTGGTTAATCCGCTGACGCCCTGGTCGGATGGTGAAAAGATTCCACAAGCCCACAAAGACAGACAAAATCCCGGGTGTATATTTCAAACCGAATCTGGGAAGTGGGCTTTCCGGGTAGCATGGAGGGGAATTCGACTTCGAAAGGGTGGATTCCCTGACGCAGAAACAGCCAAAGAGGATATGTTACGATGGCTTAACGCACAAAAAGCTTTACGCAGTGTTGAGTGAAAAAGGCCGGGCAGGGAGTGTTTCCCCTGACCCGGTTTTTCTTTGGCTACGTGCGCCATCCAGCGAAGCGGTGGGATGGGGAAGAGTCGGGAGCAAGCGCCTCGTCCATGCCGGTTTCCCAGATTAGTGTTCCAGCAGTAGAGTACTCATCAGGCGCGATGAACTGCAGCATCTGATCGTCGACTTGGATGTTGGCCAGTCCAGGCACTGCGTTGATCAGGGCAATGCAGGGTTCCGGAACCTTCTCGTCGACAGCCGGGATAACATAGACCTCTTTCATTTGACTTCATCCTTTTCTATTTTAGGTTTAACCGGCGGCTCTTTCACCGGGTCTTTGCCTTCCTTGATCAACTCAGCGGAGGTCTTCGCCGTCTCACCAGCTTTACGGAAGACAACGCTCCCGCCAGGCTTGACCTCAACCAGCTTCTCCTTGAGGACCGTCGGCTGCTGATCGTCCTTGAACTCGACCTTCAGATCCTTGCCGGACTTCCCGCGATAGATGGCGCCGGCTTGAATCAACGTAAAGTTTGGTACAGTGGCTATGATATCATTGCTCATGTCGTGATCGCCTGTAGTTCTGCATCGGTCATTTGGTAGTTGTAGATGGCGACGGGGCCGCAATACAAGCTGGAGTTGATGGCGATTCCAACACTGGACAGCCCCATTCCACCATCGTATGTTCCGGGCGTTCCTACTACACCACCTGATGCGACAGTCATTGCGCCAGACCCCCAGCGCATAGCTAATTTTTTGCGTCCTGATGGCGTTCCCGTTGGCCCATTTGCAGCGTTTGTCCCATCGTATGCTGTTGCTCCAGAATTCGATGCTGACTCTAGCAGTCCATTCGTTGAGCTACCTACTAGACCCCCAACAGACCACTGATAAGGCTCGACTTCGACATACACCGTCCCGGCCGTATCACTCCAGTTGCTCGCCGTCTGATATGTCAGCGATTCAGCATTCCTAGTAACCATAGCAGTCGTCGTTACAATCGGACTCGTTGCCACTGCACCAGCTTCATTCTGCACGCAATCTACGTCAATCGCATTGCCGCTTGTGCTGATCTTGAAGCCGACAGACGGATTAGCCAGCGTTGAGGTGATCTGTACTCTTGACCAAGTGCTGCTGTTAATCTGTGCGGTAATATCAGTCCAAGTGCTACCGCCATCCTGCGTGAATGAGATAGTTCCTGTTCCTGTTCTACGCTTGACATAAGCCGAGGCACAACGGGCTGCTGAGGTCAGGGTAATCGGTTGCAGAATGATGGCGTCTGCTGCGGTGGCGGTCAGGGTTGTGGCGGTGTTGGCGATACCGTCTAGGCCGGTGGCTGTCTTAGCTGCGGTGATATTCGTCTTGGTTGACCACGCTGCGTTGCCCAGGTCTCTGGAGTGCAACAGATTATTCGTCGCCGCCGCTTCTCTCCTGAATCCGAGAAGATTCGCCGCTGCAATAGGTGCGCCTTGCCAGTCTGTCTCGAAGTACTCCGCACCGTCGATACCTGCGCCGAAGTAGGGAGAAGCTTCTACGCCGACCGAGACATACTCGGGGATGTAGGAGGCGTCGTAGTTGGTGACATCAACTGACCATGCTCGGAGAAGCTCAAAAGACTTGATGCCGTCGCCGACGAATGCTTGATACCTAGTGTGCGTCAAGCTATTGGCAAATATGACTGCAAAGTAGTCACCAGCTCCTGTTGCATCAGCCAAAGCATTGAGACGTATATCATATGTTCCAGGAACTACCTCGGACACTGATGAAGATACCCCACCTGTTGCCGCGTAACTTCCATCAACTAACGATACGTTTATGAAGTCATTACCAAAAGATACCCCACCTGTTAGAATCTGGATGAATTCCGCCCCGCCTGGAACATACCTCGCACGAATATTATATGAATAGGTTTGTCCAGCAGTGATTGTTGGCGGGCTAGGTGACTGCTGAACTCCTTGAACGCTCGTTGCATTTACGCAAACAATGGTATTGGCAGATGTGGTTGTAACTGATCCTGTCTTAGTCCAAGCCGCATTACTAAAATCCTCACTGGCCGTCCTGACAGTATTCCTTACCAACCTCGCCCCGCCGAAGAACGCGCAGCCACTAGCTATCTCCTCCAGATACCCAAGCTCGTTGAAGCCCCAGGCCTTCGTAGCACGGGACCAAGTTGGATCGCCAGCGCCTTTAGAAAGAATCAAAGATGATTTTAATGGCGCATACAAAGTACATGCTGAGGTATTTATTACATTGTGAATGGAACTTTCCGAAGAATCTTTCCAAGACAACCCAACGTAACTTCCTCCAGAACCCATAGATACAGTCATAATTTACCTCACTGAATGATTTTGAGGGTAGCAGATCCGGTGGTATAGGACGTGCAAGTAAGCCTAATAGCTCGAACCGGGAAAGCATAATTGCTATCAGTACTTGCAACAATGCCGACTAGAACTGAGTGATCAAAGGCAGTCGGACTCGCCTCCGTCTGGATGTTGTCGAAGGTGTGCTGCACCTTGTATGTGCCAGTGCCGGTGACTTCCAGGCCGAGACTAACCTTGAAATCCTGCTGCTGAATGTTGCAGGGAATCCAGTTGGAGCTGGCGGCCGAACCTACAGTTACGCTTGTTTCCATTTTAAAACTCCTATACGGTGATAAAAAGTTACTTCAAGTGTTCTTTAACCCACAGAAACAGAGCTGCTATAGCTGCTACAATAGGGACAAAGAATTTAAAAACAGTAACCAAAAACTTGCTTCCCTTGTACAGTTCCAGCAACTCATTAACCAAATCCTTTGTTTGTTTGGTCTCGACCAAATGCGCTATAAAGTCGTCGTGAAATTGTAGCAGCAAGTGGTCTTGTCTGTCGAGTCGCTCACGCACCTCATTCACTAGTAAAATAGTGTCTTTTCTTCTTTCCAGTCCATTCCAACAAACAGAGTTTTGTTTCGAATCTTCTGAAATTGGAGGCTTAATTTCAGAAAACCTTGGATAAACAGAGTCTGGGTTCGATTCCATTCAAAACCTTTCAGTGTTAGCCTCACTAAACAGCTTAAAATTCACAGTCCAGTGTAACAGTATAGAGACC